GTTTTTTTTGCACCGTCATCAGCAATTGCTTTCAAAAAGCACTTTCGGCAGAGAGGCTCGTAACTATCGGTTTCACCCAAAAGCACCAGTTTGTCGGTTTTGGCAAGACGATGCGAGAACTGCGCCAGCGCACCACAACGCACGTATAATCCCCAAAACGAAATGTACACTTTTTTGCATTCAAATTGTACATTTTTCGCGCATTTAATCGCCGTTTAAATTACTCGCTCGTATAGCTGTCGGGGCTGGCCTCGACCATTGTTATCTCACTCTCGCATTCAATAATGTTGTAGGTTTCCTGCACCACCAAAAAGCGCTTGCCCGGATAATGCGTGTCGGTTAACAAGGACAAGCCCTGCAATGGCAAAACCGTTTTGGCACTGCCGTTCAACTTCAAATGCCGCCCGGCGTACTGACTATATATTGTGCCAATCAGTAATTGCTCCACACTATCGGAGCGAGCGCCACGTCGCAAGGTTATTGCGGGCTGATTGGTTGCGGCTTTTATGTATGCGCCTTTTGCTACGGGCATATCGATATTGCCACAAATGGTGTCGATGCTCAACTCCTCGGCAGCGTTGGCATCTATCACGCCCGACTGCTCAATGTCCTCGACATCAATATCGCCGTATATCTGCCGATTGTTCTGCACCAGTTTTATTGTGGGGAACCCCACAAGCCACCACCGGCTGTCGGCATATGCAGTTGAGCCGCTGACGCTGTTGATTGGTCCAGAGCAGTATTTGGCAAATGACGATTCTCCGGCATCGTCTTTAAACATATTGCCTTGGTCGTAGAGGTAGAGCCCGTCGGTGACTTCGAGTTCGAGCCAGTAGCCTGCCTTATAATTGCTGTCGGTTGGTTTGATATATGGCAGCGGCACGTATATGCCGTCGAAGTTCTCGCGGAAATAGTACGTTGTCTCGTTAGCGTTGTTGAACGGTTCACCGCCATCGGCCATGCCATCGCCGGTGCTGATTTTCTTTGAGTCGACTTTTGTGCCATCGAACTTGCAGTAGTGTATGAGTGTGGGAAGGCTTTGTGTGTTGTAGGCTTTCCAACCAGCCTGCTCGCGACCCATTCTGAACGGCACATCTTCGATGCTTCCGCGCTCACCCCAACCATAGTTCTGATAGTAGAACAGCGGGTTGCCACCCGACTGACCGGCGTATAGCCGAAGGCGCAACTGGAGCATTACGCTGTTGAATTTCTCCCGGAAGGAACTTGTGTATTCTACATTGTGGCTGTTGTCCGACTGCTCCCACGGGTTGTACTTTTCCGAATAGAGCAGCGGTATCTGTATTTTGAGCACTTGGTTGCGACCTCCCAATTTGGCGTTGCCGTATGCGTTCGGAATCCAAATGCGGCGAACCGTGTATAGAGCCGACGCTTCACTGGCCGATGTTGGCGCGGTGGGAATACGGCCTATAAATTGTGTCTCATTGAGGTTGGTGTTGTGGTTGTTGTCTCCGGCGAACGATTCATGTTCGACCAACTCCTTTCGATAAGTTTCGTGGTTGTATGTAATGTCGCCAAGGAAAGCTATCACGCCTCGGCAGTCGCTGCCGCTCTGTAGCGACTCTATCTCAAACGGGGTGGTGTGTTCTTCGATAGTAATGCCATCCACGGCGGCACCCCAAGCGCCTATGCGCAACAGAAACGACTCGTACTCGTCTTCGGCACCATAGCCGTAGCCGTTCTTTATCGGCATAAAAGTTTCGTTAATGGTGAACGAGGACTTCTCGCCATCGAAAAGGGTTGTCTCGGCATACGGCGAGAACGTGATTTTAACGTTGTTGAAAGTCTCGTCGACGGCAAGCATTTGGTCGGTTGAGGCCCAATCGACACGCGGCGAGTCGTGTGTCAGCTCCACCGCCCAACCATCGGGTGCGGTCTCGCCGGGCATCACCTCCGGGTAATCCTGATAATCCTCCGCATCCCACCATTTGTAGGGGTAGACCGATGAGTCGTGGAGCGCCGAGCCATCGTACACAATTGCGTCGAACAGTTTGGAACGGATGAACAGCGCGTTAATGTCGTAAACGTAATAGTGTCCGGCTCGCTGCTCGATTCGCAGGGCGAGCGGACGGAGCACGGCCTCCAGAACATCGTACCAGGTCATGGTCTCGCCGTCCTCGTCGGTGAAGTTGTCGAACCGCACCTGTAGGCCCGACATCACCTTGGTGGCGCCCGCCTCCGATGTATACTCGGTGCGGTTGTTGCCGCCGTTATTGTTGTTGTCGGCAAGCAGTGTGCCATCGGCAAGGGTGGTGCTCACATACTGCGTGGTGCGTGGGCTGTCCTCCGTGCTGTAGCTGCCCACCGAAGGGTCAATCTGCGCAATGGCGCAGTGAACAATCTGCTGAATGGTGAACCGCCCATCGGCCTGTGCAAACGGACGCTGCGCAACCAGTCGTTTCAGCGGTCCGAAGTCGCTGAAGGTGAGTGTCACCTCGTAATCTTTTTTGGCGATGAACGGCTCCTCGTAGAACTCGGGGTCGAGCCAGCCGAACCACACAGGGCTGAAGCTGTCGGCTCCGACGGCCTTGCGGCTGATAAGGCAGCAGTATTGCCGGGCATCGGTGGTGTAGAGTTCCTGAAGAGCGCCATCGTAGGGCGAGACGAGCGTCACAGTGCAGGTTGAGCCTATAATTGTCGCTTTCTTGTCGCCGCTCCACTCAATCACAATCGGCTCGTCGGCGGGCATTCGCCAATCGGCGTGGAACCAGCGGTAATACGCACCCATTCCGGGTGATGTGGTGGCATAGCGGTCCTCCACATCGGGCACGTTTTTGTCGAACAGTTGGAAACGGACCACGCTGTCGTCTTTGGCGACAAACAGCGAGGTTATGAGTGGAAAAAAGTCGATATTCATTGCTTTAGAGGTATTTGTTTTTAGGTATTAGGTGTTGGGTATTGGGTTTTGGTTCACTAACACCTGACACCCAACACCCGGCACCATTTTATCTTCTCGCCATTACGTTGTTCTCTTTGGCCAGTACGCCTACCAGTCGGCGGCCTTTAATCTCGAACTCAACGTGCCCGCCAGTTCCAGAGTCGGTGTTGAGCAGCGATTTGAGTTTGCTCAGTGGCGCCACCACCTCGGGGTTGTTGGCCGCACCGGGGTACTCGCCAAACAGACCCATTGTGGGACCATAGGCAATACCACCAGCCGCAAACTTCGGCAAACTCAGCATTGTGGCCACCATTCCAGCCACGGCGGCAAGGGCAAGGATTATGCCGACGATTGGAATTTCCGAGAAACTTGCAAAGAAGCCCGACGCAGCGTTAGCCACCTTCGACGTGGTGTTCTTGTTGCTCGATTGTGTGTCGGCGTCCTTTGCGGCTATTCCAGCCACAATGGCCGCAATCACTTGCGACATCGACTGCGCCACACTCGCGCCGTATTCGAGCCAGGCGGCCGCGGCGTTCTTGGTGTCACCCGTCCACGCCTTCATCACCTCGCTCAGGTTTCCGCCCAGTTCGCCAATGGCCGTGAACGACTCGCCAGCCACCTTGCCCGTTTTCCGCACTTGTTTCTGTACGGTTTTCAGCGTTTCGGGAATATCCTCGATTTTGCCCAGAGCCTCCTCGTCGAGTTTTATTTCCAGTTCCAAATCCTCTTCAAGCCACTGGTCAATCATCGACGACACGTAACTGGTTGCGCTGCTGAACCCTGCAAGGTTGGCCTCCACCTGAAGTTCAATTATGCGCTTCTGCGTTTCCAGTTCGTCGAGTTCGCGTTTCACCTTGGCGCGAGCCTCGGGGTCAATGGCCAAATCGTACACATCTTTCTTTGTCTTAATCTGCTCCTCGACGTAGCGTAACGAGCCCTTTGGTGCGGTGGCGCTGGTCGTGGCGGGTTTGTCTGTGCTGCCAATGCCCAGCAACTTCTCGTATTCGGCCTTCTTTCTTTTCAGTTCGGCAATTTCGGCCTTTGTTTTCTCAATGCTGTCGGTTTGCGACTTGCTGTAGTTGCGCAGTAGTTTTTCCTGCTCCTGAATGGCCTCGCAGACGGTGTTGTACGATTCTGCCGTTTCGTCAGCCGCACCACCGTTGCCTTTCAGGCTCTCTTTGGCATCGTTTATCGACGAATACAGATTGTTGAGGTCATTTTGGAGTTTGTTGGCTTCGGCATCGTACTTTTCAACTTCATCCATCGCTGCGCCGTAATCGGTTTTTAAGGTAATGCTTCTTGCCATACCACCGCCCATTCCTGGCACGCCCTGAGTGTAGTCAAGTTTAGAATATGTCCGCGCGTCACCGTCTTTTTCTTTGGCCGCCGCCGCCCTCTGCTCTGCGTCATACTTCTGCATCATCTTTTCAGACAACTGCTGGCTTATCACCTTGGCGCGGGCTTCGAGCCCCATAACAAGCGCATACTCTTTCGACTTGTCAATCAGTCGGTCGTACCATTCCTCGGCGGTTTGAAACGTTCCGAAGGTGTCGCCGTAGGTTTCGTTCAAGCGGTTGACGGCGGCGGTCGTGTCCTTGTTCGAGTCCATCAACTGCCGCAAGCCCGCAATCTCCTCATTCATTTTGGCGGTGGCTTCAGCCACGGCGCTGTTGTAGGCTTCAGTTTGTGCTTTCAGTTCCTCGGTTGCCTCGCCATCGTCGCGCAGGGCGGCGGCAACAGTTACCGCAATGGCGGCCACGGCTGTCAGTGTCAAAAGCAACGGGTTGCTTGCGCAAAAAGCCTTAACTGCCTTGCTCAACTTTCCAACCGCGCCTGTGCAGGTTGTTATTACGTCTTTAAAGGCTTTTGTTCCAGTGACTACGGTGGTAATGCCCGCGCCTGTCTGCACAGCCGAATTAAGGCCCGTGTAGAATGGTTGTATTTTAGCGGCTGCAGCACCAAGTTGTTCTTTCAGGTCGCCCAACGAGTTGGCCATTTGCTTGAACTTGCCGTAAGGCGTTTTGGCTAATGCCTGGTTCACACCACCAACCGACTGACCGACCACTTCGGCAAGCGTTGCGGCGCGCTCCTCCTCAGTTCCGAACTTCAGAATCTCGGCCTGCGCGTCGGTGAACGAGTAGCCATAGCGGCTCAATGCCGACACCTGGCCCTCCATCACCTTGCCCATCATTGTGGCAATCTGTGCGGCCGATTCTTGCGTGGCGTTGTAGCCGTACTGCTGCGCCACCATATCATTCATCACTGGAATCAAAGCCTCAAGCGAACTGCGCTTTTCCAAGTAAGTCGCCAGTTCCTGAGCGCCCGCCAACTGCACCTCGTCGCCAATCACGCCCAGTTCCTGCTGGGCGCTGCACAGTTCTTTGATAACCTGAACATCGGCGGCGGTAGCGTTCATCGTGTTCTGCATCACCTGCTCCAACTTTGTCTCGGCTTCAATTTGCGCAGCATACGTGGCGCTCAAATCGCCAAGAACCTGCCCGAACTGATTGAACTGGTTGCTTATGGCTTCCAGCCCAGCCGCAAAGGCCGCAAAGTTGATTTTTTCTTTTTTAAGGTCTATGGTGCTTTTCTTGACCTTGTCAAGCGCTTCGGCAAATTCTTGAGCATTAACGGTTATGGTTTTAATGGAACCATAATCTTCAAATTTTACCTTTACTGAAACATTTTCGCTCATAATTGTAACCCTTTAATGTCTTTTTCCGTATTTTTCAGAAAACTTATTAGTTATGTTGACCATTTTAGCAATCGGACCATTCGCAAAAGCCATCGCTACAGTATTTGGGTGGATTATATCCATTGGTGCTTGTGTTTTGGCTGCTTGGACGGCTGTTGTTATTGTGGTTTCTTTGTTCAAAACACTTAGGGGCGATAATGACAAATGGCTTTGCCCTTAAAACTGTTCCCCTCCTCATTTAACCTCCATTTAATCCTCATTTAAATCCTGGTTTAAATTATTGAGCCACGACTCGGCGTAGGCGTCTTTCTCTGGTGTGCGCTCGTTGTACCGGTAGAAGTAGTCGAGTCCCGTTCCAAAGTGCTCGCCGTTCAGCCTCGGCATTTTGTATTTCAGAAACTCGGCCAGCGTCTTGGTGGCGTAGTGGTCAATCCAGCAGTCGTATTCATCCAATGTTATCAGTTGGTTGTTGGTCATTAGCGGCCCCAGATAGTTGCAGTCGCAGTAAGGCACTGTAAACAGTGTCTCGTCGAGGGCGAACGACAAGGGATTGATGGCCCGCATTTCGGGACGGCAGCGCAGAATGGTTTTGAAAATGAAATGGTCGGTTGTGGCCACCTCCTCTGTGAGCCGTTCCTGAACAGGCACGCTCTCGTCGCCCTCAACAATTCCGCTGTCGCCAATCACGTGCCAGTTGAGCAGCACGGCGTCGAAAATTTCGGGCACACCGCCAAGCACATCTTCAAGCGGACGGCCGAGGCGGATGAACTCGTCAACGTCCACAAACGCGCACCAGTCGTAGTTGTCGGCGTTGGTGGTGAGCCAGTCGTTGTACACCTCCACGTTGGGCGTGTGCCCCTCGAACTGCCGCTCGCGCCAATCGACAATAGTCACACGCTCCGCAAGGTCGGCGGGTATGCAGCCAGCCAGCGGCGCATAGCCGGGCAGATTGTTGTCGTAGATAAAAATGTGGCCGAAGCCTATCGAAAGGTGGTAGCGCACCCATTCGGCAATATAGGCGTTCTCCATTTTGGCCAGTGTGCAGATTGCTGTTCTCATAATCAGTATTTTACCATTATTACTGCGTAATATGTTGTCCCCGATACGGTATAGATTATCGGCAGTACCTCGTAGCCGTAGGAGTTGGCAGTGGCGTTGCTCTTGAACTTAACCATAAATCCTTCGTTGTTGATGCCCACACGCTCCACGGCCGTCTGCGGAGGAATTGTCACTTCCTGACCTCCGAAAGTCACTTTGGTGTAACTGGTAGAGGTTGCCGTCTGAAACCCACCATGCGACACTCCTGTGCCAACATGAAAGTGTTGCGTGTTGCTTGGGTAGGCCACTTGGGTGGCAACATAGGCTACCGATTCGGGCAGCAAGCCGGCAATAAATCCGTACTTTTTACCGCGCAGGCTGGTAATGTCAGTGCCGCTAAGGTCGATGACCAGAAAATTGCTCAACCTCACGGTATTGGCGGGCGTAGGACAAATAGAGTCGCGTTCGGCTGGAAAGCCGTTTTCGACACCGAATTCGGTCACACTGCCTTGTTGCGTCTCGGTGTGGCGGAAACTAATGCCACCATAGGTAACCGTTCCGTTGAAGTTCATCACTCCAATATACATGTATTCGCCTGTTGTAACCGCAGGCCCGGTATAGTAAGGGTTTGGAACAGTCCAGCCGTTGTTGTCGTCGAAAAGAGGGTAAACATGGAACGGGAACGTATTCTCATACGTGCCGCCAGTGCTGTCGCCAATCAATGGCCCTGCCTTTGCGTATCGGCCCTGCGTTACATCGCGCGAGGCTGACGGCAACGCCAGCACGTTGTCGGTGTGTGATGGCGAGTTCTTCAGGTAAACATCGGCTTTGGCGGCCACACGGGTGCTGCCGCTGAAACCCGTAACGTTGCGGTAGGCAAGGCCATGGTTCGTTGCCCACGACGATATGCTGTTGTAGGTTGTCACAATGTAGCGGGAAATTATATTCTCGCCATTGATACGGCCTCCCAGTTTGTATGCCTCATCGGCGTTGAGCGACAGATAGCTTGCCATGGTCACCTCCCGCGTTTCAGTTCGTCAATCTCACGGCGCAGGGCGGCCACCTCGTCGCGAAGCTGGCGCACACAGTCGAGCGCCACAAGCGCCAGTTTCGAGTAGTCAACGTTCAGATACTCTTCGCTGTCCTCCTCGCTGGCGGTGCGGCTGCCGCCCACAATCTCGGGCAGAACCTTCTGCACTGCCTGCGCCGATGTGCCAATCAGCACTCGTTTGTCGGGGTCGTTCTTGAAAGTGAAGAAACGCAACGGTATGCGCTCAAGGTCGGCCAGCGCAAAGTGGAACTCGCCCACATAGTTCTTCAGCCTGTCGTCCGATGTCTGATAGATGGTGGCGGCACTTATACTATTGGCCGTGAGTGTTGAGCTTACCTTCACACTGCCCGAGAACTTACCGGCATAGCCCACAGTGGCCACACCGAAAATAGCTGCCGACTCTGTAGCCGCACCATGGGCCGTTGCGCTGATGCTCGCCTTCAACCCATAGATTGTCGTGCCTGTGCCAGCGGATGATGTACATACGCCTGAGACATTCAAAACAGCCGTCTGGTCGGTGGTGATGGTAGTATGGCTCAAAGCAATACAACGGGCAATAACATCACGGTTGACATGGAAGTCTCCGTTAGTATCAAGATACGACTTCTTACCATACGCCCAACCTGACTGCAAATTCGGATAGAACTCGATATTGCCATCGTTACCTATCCACATAGTTTCGGCGCCAGCGCTGCCAGCCTGCGCCTTCATTGCGGCTGCCGATTCTCCACCACCAATGATTGTTTGCCCGCCACCACCTATTGCAATGCCGTTTCCATAGGTGTCGGCGGTGTTGTCGATAAACACAATCATATCATTAGTGGCCTTTGTGCCAGCAAAAGCAATGGCAGCCTTCATTGTCAGCTTGCCAGTGAGCGTTCCTCCACTCAACGGCAGGTAACTGTGCGTGTGGCTCGCAGCAGCATAGATACTGTCGGCCTTGCTTTTTATGTAGTTCCACAACTTACTCACTGGCCGACGGTAGTATGTAGTGTTAGTTGTGCCACCATTCACATACTGCGATATGTAATAGTCGTTGTCGACAGGATTGGAATCGCCTATCGAAAGAGAGTTGAGCAGCGCATTGCAAGCGTCGGCACCAGTTGTCTTGCCAGTTCCGCCACGGCTGATAGGCAATGTGCCCGTGGTGTCGGTAATGGCATGAGTGTGGTTGCTCGCAGCCTTGCCGTCCAATGTGGTCTGAAGGTTGGTTATATCGCTGATGACATGCGTGTGGCTTGTCTGCGCGGCGGTGTCGATTTTGGCCGTGATGTCGGTGCCGCCTATGGTGGCAATGGTGGTGAGGCTTGTGCCAATAGTGGCCGCCTTGTTTGTCACGGTCTGGTGAGCCGTCAGATACTGGCTGTGTGTGTGGTCGGCAGCGGCCTTGCCATCGAGGGCGGCCTGCAACCCGGTAATGTCGGCAATGGCGTGTACGTGGCCAATGGCCGAGAACACCTCGTCGAGCGCGGCAATGGCATCGCCAATGTCGGCCAGCGCATCGTAGAGGCATTTTGCAGATGGGTACTGCACATCGGTGCTTTCGGAGTCAACAGCAGTCACTTTGTTGCTCACCAGTTCGCACCCGCTCAAGTCGGGCATTGCGCCGCTGTTGTTGATGACAGTGCCTCCCAACTCGCGCAACCGCTTCGAGCGCGGTCGCTTGCCAATGTTCCGTGTCTTTGCGGTATATGTTCCCATTTCAGATTTTCGATTTTTGATTCGTCCAACACCTAACACCCAACCCCCAACACCTTCCGTTTCACCTCCTCAAACCGTTCCCGTGTGCTCGGCTCAACCTCGGTGTGCTGTGTCCGTTGGCGCTCGTCGTCCCAACTGAATCGGCAGACGTCGGTAACCTTCAGGCTTTTCTTGCTCCACGGCTGAAGGTTCGAGCAGGCCAGGAACCGCACCTGTTCCCACGGCTCGCGCAGATGGCTGCGCTCCCAGGCGCCGTACACTTCGGCAAACTCTTCAGGGGTCAGGGCGTCGAAGTCGGTCAGACTCATACCAACCGACCCCAACGCCAACCCCACCAGAGTGTTGATGTCTACGGTTTGGCTGTCTTTTTTTTTGAGCCGTCGCCGTCTGTAATCAGATTCGCAAACTCGGCAATCTTTGTAAGGTCAACCGTGTCGGCAAAAGTGTCAATGTCATAGTCGAACGGCACACCGTCGGCTTTGCAGGCCGATTGCACCGCACAAAAGAGCAGTGTGCCCACTTTGGTGGTGTCGTTGCCCATTTGGCTGATGTCCTCGCCCTCAATCTGTTTGTAGCGGCGCAGTGCGCCCATTGTGATGCGGCAGGGGTACTGCTTGCCGCCGATTTCAATCTTGTTCATTGGTGCTAAAAGTTTAAAGTTCAAAAGTTTAAAGTTTAAAGTAGGAACGTCACATTGTGGCGTCCGTACTTATGCCTTTTGCCTAATGCCTAATGCCTGGCCTCAAAGTTTTTGGTGCGGGGACTGTCGGCTTTCAACTCGCCAGCCCCCTGTCACACCAAAAAACCAAAAGATTACCTCTTCTCAATCCTCACCAACCCTTGTGCAAGGTAGTTCTTGAAGATTTTCTCGAGGTTGGCGCGGTTGTCGGCTGTTCCCAGCACACGGCCGTTGTTGTCAACTGCCTGCCACGCTGTTGTTTTCTCACTTGCCGCAGGTACGGCTGCTGTTTCCTTTTTCATAGCATTCATTGATTAATAGATTGATTGATTAATAGATTAACAGAATGATTGAATCCTGTTAATCAGTCAATCAGTTATTCAGTTAATCAGTTAATCAATTATTGCGCTGCCACACCGTCAACCTTTGCGTCGTCGATGGTCACCTCGCCGCTGTTGTCGAGCGTCACGCTGTAGGTTGCGTCCTCGCCAGCGCCACCAGTCTGCTCAACCGAGCTGATGACAAACGCGCCCGACAGGTACGGTGCCGTATCGTTCGAGCGGACAAACGCCTTGACGTAAATAAGTGCGCCAGTCTTCCACAA